AAAACTTACATAATATAACAGATGTTGAGTACGAAGAGTTTGACGTAACCCCACCAGAAAACTCATACTTCAACCACAGTAGATATTACCTACCTAAAAAACAGTTTTAAAAAATGGCAACAATAAACATAGACGCAAGTAAACAAACATTCGCTCGATCAGGTACTAAAACCTCCTGGTCAGCAGCTAGAAACGCTACTTCATCTAACTCCCACATCAACTACACTACCACCCAAACCAACAGTAATTACGCAATTCAAACATTTTATGGTAAAGGAGAGTATAGTGTCAATAGATCATTTTTCTTCTTTGATACTTCAACAGTAGCCGGGACTATTACTGCTATAAATTTAAGAATATACGGGGTTACCAACGGAGGTCATAGTGTTAGAGTTGCAAAAAGTACAGCTTACGGCACTAGTGGCGGCAGTGCTTATACTAATTCAGACTTTAATAACTGGACTGCTTTAAATCCAATTTCCCTTGGTCCTATTCCTTATACAAGTGCAGGACAAACATGGGAGGTACCAGGTACAAATTCCCTCTCTTTAAACTTCACAGCAATTTCAAATGCTAATACTAATAGCTATCTTAACTTAGTACTTGTAGGACAACTTTACGATTACGCTAATTCTGCACCAGGCTCTTCCCTTGAACAAAACTCAGGTATTCAATTTGCTAGTACAACAGAATTCCCAAAATTACTTATAACATATACCCCATCAGGTTATGGAAATGATGTAAACGGAGTAGCGTCAGCTAATATAGCAAGCGTAAACGGAGTAGCAACCGCTAATATCGCTTCAATCAACTCAGTAACATAACAGTAAAGTAAGTTAGAAATAGTTGCTTAACGTAAAAAAAGTAACTATATTTATATTTTAAAAACAAGTTAATGAAAGTTGCAGTTATAATAGATACAGTAGCATTAGGAGATACAATCGCCGCTATACCTACACTCCGTAAAATCTCACAAGCTTACGGAGGACAGAAACTGACAGTGTTAACAAGTAGACCGTTTCTTTTTGATAATCATCCACTAGTAGAGGATAGTTATTCATTAGAGACAGAATTATCCGATGCTTATACGGTGTATAGAACATTCTCACCACTAGCCGGTAAAACACATAAACTAATAGACGAAACTATAGAGTTTAGACACTCTAACATGGACATAAGACAATTTCATGCTGTATCCCTAGGTTTTACTTTACTAGATTCCGAGATGGAAACTGACCTATATGTAGAAAAAGTAAAAGAGTTACCGTATAAAGACTATGTAATCATACACCCAACCCATACGTGGCCTACAAGAACTTGGGAACAAGGAAAGTGGCAGCAACTTATAGATAAATTAAACCAAAAAGGAATACCAGTTATTGCAATTGGACAAGATTCCAAAGAAGTAGGTACTTTTTCTGTAGAAAAACCAGTGATGGATATTAACATTAGATTAGGAGCGAATCTATTGAATGACCCAGGAACCGACATACCAATGATAAGGTGGATGATGAATAATAGAGCTAGAGCAGTAGTAACTATGGATTCTGGAATACTCCATGTTGCAGGTACAACCGATGTAAATATAGTACAATTAAGCTCATCTGTAAACTATAAATTAAGAGCACCTTACAGAAAAGGTGTACAAGACTATAAATATACATATGTAGACGGAGGATGCGAAATGTGTTCATCTGATATGCAGAGTAATGTAAACGTTCACGGATCTATCCACGCAATACCGCCGCAAATATATTGTTTAAAAAATAAAAGTTTTGACGAATGTCATCCATCCGTTGACCAGGTACTTAAACAAGTTACTAAACTGTATACACAGGAAGAACTAAAAACAATTATGAAAAAGAAGATATTATTTCTAACACCTCATCTATCCACAGGAGGAATGCCTCAATTCGTACTCACTAGACTAAAAGAACTACAGGATCAGGATGAATTCGAAACACATCTAATAGAGTACACGCAGTATGCTACTGCGTACATAGTACAGAGAGAGAAAATACAGAGTATATTAGGTAGTAACTTTCACTCCTTAGGTTATTTAGATGAGATAAGTGTAGATGAAAGAACTAAAAGATTAACAGATAAACTTACAGAAATTAATCCTGACATAATACACATAGATGAATGTCCAGAAGCATTTGATTCCTTCAACAAGCTATCCCCAACAGCACTAGAATTCATCTATTCAGAGAACAGTAAGTGGAAGATAGTAGAAACATGTCATAACATATGGTTTCAAGGTAAAGATAAACAATATCATCCTGACAGTTATTTATTCTGTACTCCCTACCATTTACATGAAAACTTTAAAGAGAATACTAACAGCAGTAGGTACGTTGCTACTTACCCGATTATAGACTTAACTCCGACAGAGAAAGAAAAAGAAGAGGCAAAGAATGTATTAGGGTTGGATAACACTAAAATTAACATATTAAATGTCGGACTATGGACAGAGGGTAAGAATCAAGGAGAAGGAGTAGAGATAGCACACAAACTACATAAAAGATATCCAGGAAAGTTTCACTTTCATTTTGTAGGAAATCAAGCAGATAATTTTAAAGACTATTGGGGAGAGATAATTAATAATATACCTCCTAATGTTAGTATTTACGGAGAACGTAGCGATGTTAATGTATTTATGCAAGCAAGTGATGCTTTTATGTTTAATTCAACTCACGAATGTAACCCACTAGTATTAAGAGAAGCACTAAGTTACAAACTACCTACATTCTCTAGAATACTAAAACAATACGGAGACATGTTCTCAGAATACGTTAATGAACTAACAGAAGACTGCGACACTAACTCTAATATTATCGCTACCTCCCTATTGAAGTTAAACTCCCCTCTTTCTTCACAAAAAGAATATAACTTAAAAAATATTTCAAACAACTTTAAAGAAGAACATTTAAGAGCATATAATAAAATACTAGAGCAAGAAAAAGTTCATACAATTACTAAAAAAGTAACATTAAAAGCACGGTTAGAGTATAAGGGTGGATTAAAACTACATTTAGATGAACTAAGTGAAGGTAGTTGGAGAGTAGAGTTCTGGGATAATGAAGATCTAGTACACAGTGTAGACAACTTAAAAAAAGGACATTGGTATGGACCAAACAGGCAATGGCATACAGACTGGGAAGTTAAGGTATTCTGCGATAATGCACTAACTAGTACATCTAAATGGGATCTTAACGGCAAAGAAGTGCTAGTAGTCTTCGATTCATCAAGTTTAGGAGATACTATTGCTTGGATGGGGCAAATGGAAAATTTTAAGAAAGAGCATACCCTCAAAAAACTGTATGTTAAGACTTTTAAAAACTGGCTGTTTGATAAAGAGTGGTATAAAGATCAAGGAATAGAACTTGTTGATAAGGTACATAAAGAAGCAGGAATAATATACAATGTAGGAGTGTACTATACAAACGATAAGCCATGGGATAGAAACAAACACAAATACGATTGGAGAAAAGTACCTTTAGCAAAAATAGCTACAGATAGATTAGGTATAGTATATAGAGAAAACAAACCAGTATTATCGCCAACATACTCTACAGTAGCTACCGGTGGAAAGAAAAAGTCAATAGTGATAGCAACACAAAGTACCGCACAAGCAAAATATTGGAATAATCCAACTGGATGGCAAGACTTAATAGAACACTACAACAAGAACGGCTATAAAGTGTTGCATTCAAGTAAGGAAGGCACAGAATTAAAAGGTATAGAGCAAATACCATTCCAAGAAGGCTTAGTAAACGTAGCAACCGCTATTAACAGTGCTGATATGTTTATTGGATTACCCTCCGGCTTATCTTGGTTTGCCTGGGCACTAGGAGCAAGAGTAGTTATTATTAGCGGATTCACAGACCCTTATGCAGAGTTTGAAGAAGCGGTATATGTTAACAATCACCAGGTATGTCATGGGTGTTGGGGGAACCATGTATTTGATAAAGGAGATTGGAACTGGTGTCCTGTATGGAAAGGGACTCAAAGACAGTTCGAGTGTACAAAAACGATAACAGCAACAGACGTTATTAGTAAAATAAATAATATGTAATTATATGAAACCAAGTAACCCTAACTTTTGGACAAATTTAAATGGCCAATTAGCTCTAAGAAACTTAGAAAAAGAAGAAGCAGTATACCGTAATAATATATTTCCTGCCATGCGTGCTGGGATTATAGATGAAGCTATAATGATCTATTATGAAATATATGATTGTCATAGCGGCGGGTATATAGATGATTCACTCTACCAACACGGAGATTGTAAAATATATAAAGATGATGTTGTATTAGACATAGGTGCAAATATAGGTATATTCGCTAGATTTGCAAGCGATAAAGGTGCTAAGAAGATTTATGCATTTGAACCAGTGCAAGAGAACTTTAAACTATTAGCTTTAAATAGACCTGATAACTGTGAGGCACATAGAATTGCAGTTACTAATAAAGATAATGATTCAATAAGTATTGCGTATAAACCTAATGCCCCAGGTGGTAGCTCTATTTTTAAATACGATGACGGTATTCTACAGAATGTCATGACTATGACGATTACCACGCTAATAAAAAGTAAACTGATACAACAACCGGACTTTATTAAAATGGATATAGAAGGAGCAGAAACACTCGCATTCAAGGGTATAACAGATGAAATACTACAAAAAACTAGGTGTATTGCCATGGAAATGCATAACGACGTTATAGGAGATACAGGAATAGACTACATTTACAGTAGATTAACAAAATTAGGATTTATATCATTTACACTATATAACCCAGATAATAATAATATAGTCTGGTTCACTAATAAAAATATAAACTAAAATGGAAAGTACAAAACTAACAAGAGAGGAAATTGAATCTATCACAAACCTTCAAACCAAGACACAGGAGATACAGAATACTCTTGGAGTGATAGCAGTTAGAGAGATAGAACTAAACAATGCTAAGCAAGCACAGAGTCAAGCGTATAACAACCTTAGAGCAGAAGAAATAAAACTAGCAAAAGAATTAGAAGACAAATACGGTTCAGGAAATATCGACTTAAATGAAGGAGTGTTTACCCCTCACCCCGCACCGACAGAAACAACTTAAATACACATAATAAAAATACAGTAAAAGGGAGAGATGTTTTACGTCTCTCCTTCCTATTTATAAACAGTTAACCTATTATAGTAACGTAACAGGTTTTAGGAAAAAATACTATATTTATAAAAGACATTAAATAAACTTCAAAAAACATGGCAGAAGCAATTATCTCTCCAGGTGTATTCACAAGAGAAAACGACATTTCATTCATCCAACCAGCTCCAGTAGAAGCTGGTGCAGCTATTATAGGACCTGCAGTAAAAGGACCGGTAGAAAAACCAACACTAGTAACATCGTATAATGACTATATTAGAAGATTCGGAGCAACATTCGAATCAGCTTCTACATCATACGAGTTTATGACTTCTATTGCAGTTAAGAACTACTTCTCACAAGGAGGTAATTCAGTACTAGTAACTAGAGTCGCATCCGGATCTTTCGATCCTGCTGATTCTACAGCAATGTATAATACAAAGGAGACAGGAGTGTTAGATACTGTAGCAGATTCATTACTCGCATCTATAGGTACTAATCCAGTAAATGCAGGTTCTGGTTCTTACGCAAGTATCTCTCCAACAACCTCTGGAGCCGGCACAGGAGCTGTAGTTACAGCTGTAGTAACAGGTACAACTGCACCAACAATCACAGGTATCACAGTAACAGCAGCAGGTACAGGGTACGTAATCGGAGACACGCTAACAATAGCAGCCGGAGCTCTAGGAACCGGACAATTAATAAATGCAGACGATGTACTTAGTATCTCCAATGGTGCTGCATACGTCTTAGGAGCAGAAACAGGCCCTTTCACAGTAGCCCAAACATCAACTACAGGTACAGGAACAGGAGCAACATTTACAATTACAGGAGACGGTACGAACGTATCAGCACTAACTGTCGCTTCAATAGGTACAGGTCATGCAGACGCAGATGTAATTACAATTGCAGCCGCAGACTTAATTACAGCTGGATTTACAGGAGCAACAGGAGATTTAGACATAACACTAGCATCTGGAAACGTTCAAGATTCAACTACAGCAGTTATTACACTAGTAGCAGACGATATTGTAAGCGATGTACCTTTTGTATTAGAGACATTAGGAGAAGGTATATTATTCAACAACGCAGTATCAGTTGTAGACCCAGGAACTGAAAACAGCGACGGATCACTAGTATCTGGTTCAGCCGATAACCTAAGATGGGAAGTATCAAATATAAGCGATTCACAAGGAACATTTAGTCTAAGTATCCGTCAAGGAGACGACAATACAAAGAGTAAGACAATCCTAGAAACGTTTAACAATGTATCTTTAGATCCAAATAGTTCAAACTATATAGAAGCACTAATAGGTAACCAATCTACTACTCTATCTGCAACTGCAGACGGAACTTATATTAGAACATCTGGGGAGTATGTTAACAGATCAAACTACGTTAGGGTATCTGCAGTGAACTTTAAAACACTAGACTACTTAGCAAACGACGGCGTAACAGTAAATACAGACTCAAGCGGAGCATCATATAGTGGTTCTCTTCCAATCGTAGGATCTGGATCATTCCACGGAGCAACAGGAGGAATAAAAGCAGGAGCTAACTTCTTCGACAATATCAACGATACGAACACGCAAGGACTTGAAGCAGGGAACTATACAGACGCTATAAACCTACTTACAAACACAGAAGAGTATGTATTCAACATTATCTCTGCACCAGGACTAGCTTATAACTTCGCAACACACATTACACCAATCGATTCTATTATCTCACTTGCAGAAAGTAGAGGAGACTGTATAGCAGTATTAGACGTACAAGAGTACGGAGCAACTGTTAGTAACGTAGTAGCTAAAGCAACAACAATCAACAGCTCATATGCAGCAACTTACTGGCCTTGGCTACAAGTATTATCTGCAACAGGTAGAAACGAATGGGTACCAGCTTCAGTTGTTATTCCAGGAGTATATGCTTTCACAGATAATAGTTCAGCACCATGGTTTGCACCAGCAGGACTTGTAAGAGGAGGAGTAGCAGGAGTTATTCAAGCAGAAAGACGACTAACAAGAACTCAAAGAGATACTTTATATTCAAACAAAGTAAATCCAATAGCTTCTTTCCCAGGACAAGGAATATCAGTATTCGGTCAGAAAACACTACAAACTAAAGCATCAGCATTAGACAGAGTAAATGTAAGAAGATTGTTAATTGAATTGAAAAAGTTCATCGGGGACGAATCAAGAAACTTAGTATTCGAACAAAACACTATTGCAACAAGAAACAGATTCTTAGCAACAGTTAATCCATACTTAGAATCAGTAGTACAGAGACAAGGTCTTTATGCTTACAGAGTAGTAATGGATGACACGAACAATACAGCAGACGTTGTTGACAGAAATCAACTAATAGGTCAAATATTTATTCAACCAGTTAAAACTGCAGAATTTATAGTACTTGACTTCACAATCGAACCAACAGGAGCAACATTTGCAGGATAATTTAAAACAACAATATTTATAATAAACAAACAAAATGGCAGTATTAGACGCAAACGAAATAATGTTCAGAGCCTTTGAACCAAAGGTACAAAACAGATTTATCATGTACATGGATAATATTCCATCTTTCATGATAAAAACAGTAACAGCTCCATCTTTTGAAGACGGAGAGGTAGTACTAGATCACATTAACTCTTACCGTAAAGTTAGAGGAAAGAGAGTGTGGGGGGATATGGATATGACATTATATGATCCAATCACACCATCAGGAGCTCAAGCAGTAATGGAATGGGCAAGACTATCTTACGAATCAGTTACTGGTCGTGCTGGATACTCTGACTTCTACAAAAAAGATTTAACACTTAACGTTTTAGGTCCTGTAGGAGACATAGTTTCAGAATGGATAATCAAAGGAGCATTCATTAAAACTATGGCACAAGGATCATTCGATTGGTCTGCACCAGATGCAGTTGAATTGACAATGACAGTAGCGATGGATTATTGCGTCTTAAATTATTGATATTAGCCAATATATAATTAAAAGCTCGATTAATTTCGGGCTTTTGTTGTTTTAGAAATATATTACTCGTATATTTATATTTAGAACTAGTTATAACTAATAAAATTTATGGAACAAGCACAAAAATTCCCTAGCGAAGTAGTAGATCTACCTTCACAAGGAAAACTT